ACTGCTTACAAGTGAGGTTCCACCTACGACTAGGGCTGTGACTGGATCAGGCATCGCCAAACTCCTTCAAATAATCTTCAAATTTTTCTCCGTATAAGGCCATCACATGATGACCATTCAGCGTGGCAAAACCAGCACCATGCACTAGCGAAACCACCATCAAAACTAGATCGTAATACCCAGCACGCCACATGAACGATTTGGCATCTGCCTGTTTATTGCGCTCTGCCGTATCTGATGCTTGCCACTTGAGAATGTTTGTAGCCAGCAAAGGCACTAGATGGTGGTTGTTGGCAATGAAAAAAGCATTCTGGGGTATACCCACCAGCGTATTCCAAATGACTGCATTTAGGTCTTTGCGCTCGACTGTATCGCCATCCGCTACATCATCAAAGACTTGGATTGCGTCATACACCATCATCAACCACTCAACGGCTGAATCAGGTAGCATAAAAACCTTTGTTAGGTTTTCTCGCAGTCCATCGGTCATGCACAACTCCTATGTAGGGAAGGCCGCTGGATGCCAGATAGACTCAGCGGTTTGATTTTCGCACAAATTGACAAAAGGTCAATCCTCATACTCTCTATCTTCCCAAGCCTGACAAACCCGCATATCGTTGCAAATAAAATCCAGCTTTTCACAATGACCCCTAAAACCTGCGCCCTTGTCATAGGCCGCCATTGGGATTCGTTCAATCCGCACTTGGGTCATAAATGAGTTGTCGTAGTAATCACAGTTTGAACAATGTTTGCGCCGTGCGTCTTTTTCATCACACTGCATCGCCTCTGCCAAACCCACGTAAAACTCTTTATTGGCCCCTGGCTCATTTGTTGGCATTTCTGGGCCATAGTTCCAATCCTGCACCGCAATGGCGTAGTTCTTTTTGTTTTCGGCATTGGTGATGAATTCTTCATCCATCGGCAAGCCCATAAACCCCTTGGGCATCATCATAAATTTGTCCATGCTATTCTCCTTAAGTGATTTCGCGCCCAGATGCGCGGATGGTCAGTGATGTGGCGGCACTTGCAATTGTCGAGATAAACCCACTTGGTTCAAGCACCTGCCCAACCAATTCAGGGAAAGTGTAAGTTTCATCAGGCGCAAGACTGCGGGTATCCACAATCAAATTTGATGTTGCCGCCGACCCTCCACTGATAACCAAATTGACGCTGATCGTCACATTACCTGCTGTAGTATTGGTGGCGGTGAATTTGTCAATAATGGTTTTACAGTTGGTGGCTGTATATTGTGTGGTCTGAGCGTTTTCCGCTTGTTTGGCTGGAATCAGCACTTTTACTGTTACTGTCATGTTTGCTCCTTAAGTGGCTTCTGCGCCGCTGGCAATGATGGTCAAACCTGTTGATACAGCCTGAATTTGAATGGTGTCGCCAGCATTAAGCACCTCAACGCCGTTGTATTGCAAGGCGTTTGCCGTTGGCACAGGCACATCGTACAGAAAAGCGTTTGACGTTCCAGCCGTCCCTGCTGATGGCACTAAAAACACACGCACGTTTATATCAGCGGCAGTTGTGTTTGCAATGCTAAATTCTTTGAGCAGCGTTCTAGTTGCCGCTGGTACTGTGTAAAGCGTAGTCACGCCAGTGGTGATGGCGGCTTGACCTAATTTAACAGGAGTGATTACATCGAAAGCCATGTCAGCACCTGATTTGATCTCACCCTTGGGGTTTGGTTTGCATAAGGCAAAATGCCATTTACATCGTGCGCCAGTTCCACATTATTACGCACAGGGGCAAGTGCAAGCAATTCCAGCGATTGCGCCAGCCTTGTCAAAGCATCCAGTGCTTGTTGAATCTTGGCATTCATTACAGCATCTTCTACCGCAGTGTTTTGCGTGAGGGCAACTATCTGGGCCAGTGCCTCATTTGCCGTAGCCGCGGCATTGTCTGCTTGAAATTCAAAATCAGTTCCAATGATGACTTGCAATGTGTCAACCGTAGAAAACAGCAATTCAAATTGCCTGATCTGCTGTTGGTCAGTCAGAAACTCAGCAAGCTGGTCTCGCGTCAGGTTCAGTCTGCGGGAAACAGGTGCGGTTGCCATCAGTACGCCAGTGCTTCGATCTGTGCTTCTAAGCGCACATAAGATACATGGGCATCACTGTCGCCACGGAAACGCTGAATGCGCCAGTTCCTCATGTGCCCCTGCTGAAACCATGCAAGTCGTTTTTTAGTATTGCCAATCGTGCCAACAGAAATGAATCGTTCTTGTGAATAGGCTTTGCCATCCACGCTGTAACTTGTGCTGATTTGTGGATTCTTGCCAAGGGCAACGCTACCAGTAAGACTAACCAATTCCAATTCGTTGAACAAAGCACCATTGCTCTCGTTGTAGACGATCATCGTGCCAAACTCCCAGCGCACTTGTTGGCCCCAGTGACTTCCAATGTCTTGCACCAGATAGCCAATGCTGGTGCTTTGCGGGTCACCCACCATCCACTTATCGTAGACCCACACCATGTTGCGTGCCCTGTATTGAGCAAGGCCATCCAATGTGCTGACTAAAACAAACCAGATAGGAGTTTGCAAAGCCTCGGATGCAGATGCGTCATATACCAAGGTTTGGTCAGGCAAATGCACATAAAGATGTTGGTGGTTCTTGTCGTTTCTGGCTTCTAGCTTCACCAAAGATAATTGCGCTTCTGTGTATTCCAGAAGAATGTTGTCAATTTCTTGGGTGCTGACTTTTTGATTGGTTGCCGCCGCCCCGATGTAAATACCTGGGGCTTCGTTACGCCCACTGCCTAGAAAAGCAATGCGTTCAATAAACACACAACAAGCCTGTGTGCCCACTACACCCTTTTGCAACTGTGCGCCATCAATTCTGGCAAATGGGAATAACTCCCCACCCACGTTATCGAATACCTCAATGGTATTTCTATTCAGCGCATAAACCTCGTTTCGCAACTTAAGCAAAGCAACCACAGGGTCAGGGTCAACCTCTGATGAACCGTACTTTAGCGGATTCACAGCCAAAGGGTTGGATAACTCAGTGACGATCAAGAACTCGCCATCAGTGGTCATAAAGTAACCATCCACCCAGCAGAAATCTAGCACCGTGCCCAGGTCAGGGTCTGTGACTTGCGTCAGGGTTGTGCCATCCCAATAGTAAAGCCGACCACCCGATGCAATCGCTAGTTGGTCAAAGCTGTAATCGAACGTCACCAGTTGATCTGTTGGACCACCAACATCACCCAATGTGGTCACTATGCCTGTGCTGTTGATCTCGACGAGTTTTGTGCCCATCACACGATACAAACTGCCTTGCCAGTTGATGCCGCCTCGGTCAATGCCTGGGCCTGTGCCGTTAGACACAATGCCATCGCCTGGACGCAGAAAGCCATTGCTGATGCCTGATTGTTTTGGCACTGGCACTAGGTTGACTGGGTACGATGTCCGCAGTTCAGGGGTGTTGTCGGTGTAAATACCGTTTAGGATAGGTATTTGCATTTACTTCTTCGCCTTGTTTCGGGCTGAAATTTTCTTTGCTTTGGCCTGTGCGTCCGCTTTGGATGATGCACCCCACGCCCTCAAACTCAACAGCAATCGAGTGGGTTCACCATCTTTGTATTCAGGGCCAGGATTGCCACCCATGCGAGCCAAAAACGATGCCCTGCGTGGATTGTCCCCTGACTTGACTGGAGGCTTTAAATTCATTCCCTCTGCTTTGGCGGCGGCACGACCCTTGGCGTTCAAACCACCCTTTGGGTTCTGACCTTCTTTGCGTGCATAGACTGGGGTTTTCATCTAAACCCCTTGATCTTTTCAGCAATCTTTTTGGGTTGCTTGGCAAACTGCTTTCCAGCTTTTGTAGCCTCACGCTTGGACCTTGTGGTTGCCGCATACTCAGCCGCCGTCAGGGCTTTAATTGCCTTCTCAGGTAGATACCTCTCGCCAGTTTCAGACGATGGTTTACCAGACTTGGTGCGCCAGTTTTGACTTGACCAATCTTTGAGGCTTTTCTGCGGGGCTTTCATTTATAACCGCCACCCTTTTTCTTGTACTCCACCGCCAGCAATTGGGCTTTTCGTGCTGACCATTCGCCTGGGTCACCACCTTTTGTGCCTGACTTGATTTTTTCAAACAAGGCTTTCCGCATAGTTGGCTTTGTGTAGTTACCAGCCGCATTGACAGATGACTTAGGCTTGGTTGCCATTACGCAACCACCGCACCACGGAATCCAACAACCCACCAGTCAGTTCCAGCAAACTGAAGAGTGACAGAATCTCCAACAGCATTAAAAGTAATTGTGGTAGCACTTCCAAGGTTAGCTGGTGTCAAAATACCAGTATCACCACCCCCTGATTCGGCCACATAAATAATTGTTTTTAATTGACCTTGTGCGCCATCAGCAAGTGACAATGCATTACCAACGCCAGTTGAACTGAAAGCAGTGGCAAGACTTGTGATATTTACCGCACCTGGCCCACTTATTGTCTGAACTGCCGCTGATGCACCAGTACCGCCATTTGCAATTGGCAAAGCACCAGTGACTCCAGTTGTTAGTGGCAATCCTGTGCATGAAGTAAGTGTTCCTGATGCTGGCGTACCGAGATTTGGAGTTATCAATGTCGGAGTATTTGCAAATACATTTGCCCCTGAACCTGTTTCATCAGTTAGGACCGCTGCCAAGTTTGCACTTGATGGGGTTGTCAAAAATGTTGCTACGCCTGTACCTAAATTAGACACGCCAGTTGCAATTGGCAAACCAGTGCAATTAGTCAATGTGCCAGAGGTTGGTGTGCCAAGAATTGGAGTTACCAATGTTGGAGTAGTGTTAAAAACCAGCACACCCGTGCCAGTATCATCAGTCATTGCTGTCCGTAAATTTGCACTTGATGGGTTAGCAAGCCAAGCCTGTATTCCTGCCGCATAAGTAGTTTCAGCATTGATCTGATACCACGAATTTGTAGGCTGATAAAACCGTATAGCTGTTGCTGTGCCAGCAGATAATGTGGTGACCCCACCATAAAGTGCAGTTGCACCATTCAGCGCAATCGTCAGTGAGGTGATCTCTTGCGTGGTGGTAATCAGCACCGTAGTGCCATCAGGTACACCAGTGTTTAAAGGCAGGGTGATCGTTCCTGTTGCCAGCGTTCCAGCGGGTTGCAAAAGCATCCACTGGTCATTGCTGACTGGGGTCGGCACGGTGATGTTAAACCCAGACCCAGGCACATACAGATTCACTGACAGTGTTGGTGATGCAAAACTTTGCTGAAAAAATGTCAGCAAACTACCAATTGAGGTGCGCCGTGCGTCCCCATTGTTTGGCGAATAAACGGGTAACTGGTCACCACTGGATATAGTGTTGAGTACAGGCAACTGATTGATTTGAGGCATGACTGTCCTTAGTAGTATTCGAGAGGTCCATCAGGACCAGCAGTGACTGGATTGGCTGGTGGTCTTACATACGGATTGTCGTAGGTTCGCCACGGCTTGTTGCCAGAACCCGCAGGGGTTGTAGATGGGAGTTGTTTCTCCAGCGGGAATGTTGCCCTTTGAAGCAAGATGTCGTAACCCTGCTTGGCAGTTGTCTTGGTCTCAATCATCACGATCTTGCCAAAACTTGGGGCTAGCCTAATGCCTAGACTGCAAATGATTGCTTCATAGGCCGAATCAGGCACATTTGTTTCTTCTTCTAAACTGCTATTTTGTGGGCTGGATGGCAAAGGGTAACCCAGACGGA